GCTCACAGTTGCCTTGCGTTTAAGTACGTTGAGATTATTTAATCCTCAATGGCTTTCTTTTGCAAGTCTAAAATTTCTTGCTCTATTTTGAGTAATCCTCTGTATTCACCGACCATTGAGGTGTATTCATCGAAGGTTTTTGCCCCTCCCATGCACAAATGTTCCTGTATTTGGGTCTTTTGATCGCTGATTCTCTTTAAAATCAGCCCATAATCGTCATTCATCGGCTGTTAAGTCCTTTGCAAGGCTTAATCCGATGTCTACACCGTCTTTTATAGCCTTTTTCTCAGCTTTATCAGCCTCTGTAGCCACCTGAATACCTAATTTAGCCCCTTGTATCTTCTCATTTGACTTCGTTTTCTGTACATCAGACTGTAATTTAGCAATATCAAGCTGTTTTTTGTGTTCAAACTCAGCTTCTTTCAAGGCTAACTCTCTTTGCTGTATAATTGTAAGTGGATCTTGCTGTTTTTTCATTGCTTCAGCCTGTGCCATCTCAGCTTGACCTTTTTGCAACACTTTAGCAGCAGCTTCTGCCGTTAATTTTGACAATTCTTCCTCTACGTCCTGTGGTAAAGGCTTTTCTTCGTCTGGCATTTCCACACCTAACTGCTTTTCTATCTCTTTTCTGTACTGGAACGCAACGTGTTCGGTGATATGAGCTGCCAAGGCATTCTGTATAGCAGACGCAAATGGCGATTGACCAATGATTTGCTGTATTTTTGGATCTTGAGCAGCAGCAGTATGTACAGCAATGTGGGCTTCATGGTCTTGGTACTTGAACGCCTTGACAGGTTCTTGCTTCATGATCGCCATGTTTTCTGTTACTGGATCATTCGGCTTTATATCGTCAGGTAGTTTGATAATATCGGCTGCATCTTTTATTCCTAGCACTTCTAGCATCTGTCGATGTAGCTTTCCCATATCGTATAGCTGTGGTGCTTGTTGAGCTAACTGTAGGGCTGCCTGATATTGTGTTACTCGTTGTGCCATTGTAGAGGCATTGGGATCGGATACTGGAATTACATCCACTCGTCCGTCAAAATCTTCTGTTCGTGAAAAGCTACCCTCTTCTGTTTCATAGGCATATTCTGGAGGCATGAAGTCATGGATACACTTGGCTAATATACGAAGTTCTTTTTTCAGAGAAGCGTGTAATCGTGCTTGCACCCCAGACATAACTTTCATGGATCGCTCTAACAAGGCTAGTGTTGTACCAACAGGAGCCTGTGGGTTCATGTTACCCACCTGTACATCAGCAACAGAACCTATTCGTCTGCCTTCTTCCACAATATTTCCCAACAACTGGTATAATACTGAGGATGGTTCTTTATAAGGTATAAACGTAATGGAATCTCGTATCGCACCACCAGGAACATCGACATCCCTGAACTCACCAGGCATGAGAGGCGAATCATCCCCCTTAATCCTAAGACCACGAGCTTTAAGACCAGCAGGTAAGTTCGATAAAGTACCTGCATCAATAAGCTGACGCAATATGGACGTAGCCGATTTAGCCAACCCACCAATAAGATGAATAAGTCCTGTACCATAAAAGCCAAGGCTAGGAAGATATCTATAATGAATAAAATGCTGTCGCTTAGTTTTCTTAGGATCAGTTTCATACCAGTTCTTTCTAATGGATAATATGGCTCGTGATGACTTGTCTATTGTAATTACATAGGGTCTGGCTAATCCATCGCTATCTTGAAATGGCTCTGGCATATCAATATCAACGTGCATCTCAAGGATAGTATAGCGTTCATCGTCTTCGTAAACATTTTCAGCCCCATCCATCTCATCATACTTTTCCTGTATCTCTGAGTCATCTTGATACGGCTCTGACAACTCAACCTCACGATAGAAACCATTCACCATAAGCTCTTTGATTTCATTCTCTGTCTTTTTCATGATGTGCGTATACCGTGGGCAAGACATAAGATCACTCGCACCATAAGAGACTACAAAGTCTTCAGCAGGCACAAACATGGAGCATGGTCTTTCCATGATGGGATCGTAATACACCTTCTTAAAAGCAGAGCCTGCTAAAGGTAGACGAAACAGCATTTGCTCCATTTCATCACGATACTCCGTCATGTCTTCTGTCAGAAGATAATTCATCTCATGTTCAACACGTTGTGACTGTGCTGTTTTTTCTTTTGTGTTTTTACCAACTATCTTTGTGCGTACAGGTCCTGATGCAGGGAATATCTCTCCCATTGCCTGTGCCTGAAAACGCACAACAGCTTCTGTTAGAAGTGGGTGGAATACACCTGACGCTCCTTGCCACGGCTGAGATCGCTCTTCAATCTTCATGCCCAACAAGTCAAGACCTTTAATGTAGGATCGTGACCATTCGTTTCGTGATGTTCTATCGCTCTCAAAGTCATCGATAAGATCAGAAGCCATCTTCTCCAGATCACCATCTTCTAGAAACTCTGCTAGGTTTGAGTTGTGATCAGGGCCTACTAAATCCTCAGTGACATCCCCTTCAAAGTCAACGATGACACCACCATCCTCTGTTTCTATCGATACAGCATCTGGATTTACCACTTCAACTTTTAACTCTTGTTCAGAGGGGTTCTTCTCTATGTCAACCTCGAAAGGCTCTAATCGTTTATCGACTACCATAATTTACCTTATGCTGAATTTGGTTCCTTGAGTAGCCAATCCACCACCACGCATCTTCATGACCTTACCACCTGCTTTTTTACCAAGTTTCATTTGTTTCATAATTTTATCCATGAACTTAGGGTCTTTAATGTCTAAGGTTTCGCCTCTACCTTTTCCTTTCATCGTATCTATATTTTTTATCAGCTTTCTTACGGCTTTTGCATCTACAAGGTCTTTTGTCATTGAATTATCTCCTAATAGTATTCTACTGGTCTTCTATATTTTGGTTCGTCATCCCAGTCATCGCTTTCTGCTCGAACCCATCCACCTTGGCGAAATCTTAACAGAGCCTGCGTGGTACTGTCAACTAAGTCATCGTGATCGCCAGAAGGGAAAGAAGCACATTCCTCTATAACCTCATCAGCCCACCGTGTGGGTGGATACCAGACAGTGCCACTCGAAAACAAATCCGTTACGGCATTTACTCTGGCAATCTTGTCGTTTCCTCTTGTTGGTGTGAACTCCGTGACAGGTATACCCATAGCACGAAGCTCAAACACCAAAGGCGCACCTGATGCCTTTGCCTCAATAATCATCTGATCGGGTTCCCATTCCATGTATTTGTCATAGGCTGCTCGTTTTAATTCTGGGAACTCCAGTTTTGCCTTAAACGAATCAAGCAATATCAAATGTGTCTTTTCTATTCCTGTAGTGTCATCAGGATGGTAAAACACACCCCAAGTGGTACACGCACTGTAGTCACTACGTTCTGTTTTCAAAAACGCTGTATCCCACGACTGAATTATCGCCTCACAGGGGGGTGGGTTATTGCTATCCCACAATCGCCACCATTCTCGTTTTATTAACGCTCCCTCTTCGGATGTAGGATTTTGCTGATACTGAGCGTTCCATTTGGCAACTGGCAATTCAGCCTTTAGACTTTCCAACTCCTCTAGCTTCCAAAACTCTCCCCACAGTGCTTTTCCTGACGGCATAATCGCAGGCAACTCAATTACCTCCCAATCGTCAATCCCTGACTTGTTCTCCATACTTCGGAGTATCTGACCTGTTAAATCTCTCTTTGCCCATCGTGTCATCACCAAGATAATCGCACCACCTGGTTGTAATCTCTGTCGTGGTCCTGACGTATACCATTCATACACCTTGTCATACACCTCTGGGTTATACTGCCCTAACTGTGCCTCCTGTTCTGAATGAGGATCATCAATCACCAAAACATCAGCACCCTTACCAGTTACAGCACCACCAACACCAATCGCAAAATAATCGCCACCCTTATTCGTACTCCATCTTCCTGCAGCCTTACTATCAGCCGATAAAGTGATGCCTTTGAATATCTTTTGATAATCTGGTGACTGTATCAGGTTCCTGACCTTCCTGCCAAAACCCACAGCTAACTCAGCCGTATGTGCCGTTTGAATAATCTTTTTATCTGGGTATTGCCCAAGAAACCACGCAGGAAACAAATAAGAGGCAAACTCCGACTTGGTGTGCCGTGGGGGCATATTTATAATCAACCTCTTTAATTCCCCTCGTGCCACTCTCTCAAATGCCTCAGCCATAATCTTGTGATGCGACCCACCAATAAATGCCGACCACATCATATGCACAAAAGGCAGAAAGCTCTCCTTGGCACTCTCCCTGTCCTTGGCTTCTTCATACTTCTCTAGTAATTCCAATATCTCCCTCTTTTGATCAAGAGGAAGTAAATCAATCTTATCCTTAAACTGGGATAACTCCATTATTGCTTCTTTCGGTTTTTCCTACCTGATATCACACGAAGATTCTTTTTCCTATTGTTTTTAGGATTGCCATCCTTGTGATCAATATGTTTCCCATCACCCTTCTTGACTTTCCCTTGGCGTATCGCTGCCCTACGGTTCTTATTCCGTAACGCCCTCTCCTTCTTCATTTTATCAGAGGAATGGTATTTCTTGTATTCAGACAAAAGATTTTCCTTTACAGATATGATTAACCATATATCATGGTATACCACATACCATGATTAACCAAACATATTATGAAATAATATGTATTATGGTATACCTTGGAAAGAAACATGGTATACCATGTAAAACATGAAAGGAGTTTATCGTGGTAATTGAACCATTCTTAATGTGGAACCTTGTAATCACCTTAGTGATAGCTCCACTAGCGTGGTACATCAAAACCCAACGTGACGAAATAAAACGTATCGACATTCTCCTAAACAAAACCAGAGAGCAATACATGAACAAGGTTGAACACAAAGATGATATCAACCGATTGTTTGAACACCTATCCAGATTAGAAAACAAAATAGATACCTTATTAACGTCAAAGTGACATTTGGCATTTTTTACCAAATTGTTTGAGCATATTACTATATATATATGCGTGTATGTGTGTGCGTATACATGGGGGGTGGGGGTAGGTGGGGTCTATTTTTTATGGTTTTTAGGTGATTTAGTGCCAAAAAAAAATAACATAATGTAGATTATGCGCCTTATTGCAGCTAAGTCATTGTTTTATATGACTTTTAACTTTTCTAACTTCTGTTTTAGCTGCTCTTCTAACTCAAACACGCTTTTATTATCGCTAGATTCTTCAATTATCTTATCCGAAAACATGGAAACGCTACGCCCTAACAGACTAAGCGCAGCAACGCGATTAGAGTCTTGCTCTGATGATTCAACGATTTCCATTAGCTTGTTTTCTACATAGTTTTTTAGGGTGTCAGCTCTTGAGCGTTCTAGACCCTTGTTAGCTTCTATTATCTCATTCACTCTTGACGTTACCACCACCTTCAAACGACTAGCCAATTCATTCACGCTTTTTCTTTTCATGTTGGCTATTTCATAACCTGCCATTTCATAACATTTGCTATAGCTGTATTGACCTTGGGCTACTAATTGAGCAAATCTTTCTTGCTTCGCTGTTAGCCCTTTTTCAGGTTTTACAACCATTAATTTTGGCTTGTTTTTTTTACTGCCTGATTCGCTCATTTCAACACCTTTTTCTATGGTTTCTAATCTTTTTAACATAATTTATTAAATTTTTTTTATCAAGCTCATACACCTTTTTTTATTGGCTATTGTTGTATTTTGTTGAACATTGTTGTTAGATTATGTTGACGATTGTTGTTGACACGTTTGAAAAAAGAATCAATAAATGGTTTCAACAGCAACGACACAGAAAGGACACACACCGCAAACACCTTGGACTGGTACTCCAAACAATATGCACCTTGCCAGTGATAGACGTAGGCACGGACTCGATAACCAAGGTTCGTTACACTTAGAGACTGATCGTTTATGATAGCTATCATATTTCAGAAAAAGGTCTCAACAAGATAGGCACAGCGATACGGACTCCCCTGACTTAGACTATAAAAGCACCTATCAAGTTAGCTTCATGATGAAAGCAGCCACCAACAAACACGCTGCTTTCTTTATGGTGTTAACAAGAGAAGGAAAACAAAATATGACAAACCCATTTTCAAAACTAGCTGACGTAATTAAAGAAGATCACAGAAAAATAAAAGAGCATTCAGTTAAAGACCTTAAGGAAACTTTAACAACTGATATTGAGCATTACGCAGCGTTAAAAAGTTTAGCTGCTAAAATGAACGATGAAGATTTAAACGCTCTTTTAGATATGGTTGGAAATATCATTTATTCAACGTGCAATAAAGTTTATCACAACGAAATCTAAACATTAATTAAATGAGTGGCTGAAAAAAAGCAGCCACTCAAACGACTAGTAACCAATCAATCAAATAAGGAAACGAAACAATGGAAAACACAGTATACAAATATGATGAAATTAAGAGCCACTATGTAGACTTTTTAAGTGAGCAAGATGAAGACTGGATTCAAGAAAATAAAGATGATCTACATCATCACGCCTTCAATGTAGACTACTATATCATTGGCTCATACAAGGCTACTCAATGGTTAGGTGAAGAAGTCTTTAACGTAATCAACATAATTAAAGACTATGAAATGGACAACTTCGGTGAAGTCTACACAGATTTTTCTTCACCTGAAAAGGTGGTGAATATGTACGCCTACATTATAGGTGAGCAAGTCGTAAATGAAGTTTCAACAGATTAAGAAAGGTGAACAAATGAAAACAGAAAACATGGAACATATTGAACTTTTAGTTTTAGAAAACCAAAAGCTAAAAGCTGAAATAGAAAAACTTCAACTAAAAATGAACGATGAAATTAATTCTGGAATTAACAAGTCAAGAGATTCTGAAAAGCATTTTCATAATTCTAAAATTTTAAAAGAAGTGGTTAATAGACTGGCTAAATTATTTGATATCAACCCTGATGATTTACAAAAAATTAGGAATGAAGTCTATAAAGAAAACCCTTTTGAAGTGTCAGCGCATCTTCAATATCTAATGGATAACAGACCAAAATATGGTTTTATTGATTCAATAATAAACAAGGAAGGCAGCAATTAAGCTGCCTTCACTAATAAATAAAAAACTAATAGAAG